AACTTCGCTCTCAGAGGAGGAGGTAAATAATGCATGTTTATACCAAGAAAACCACCCTTAGCTCTATTTATCGGAAAAATCAGAGGAAAACTGTCATAATATGGAAGAGTAGCTTTATGTTTTGGATCATACTGGAACATATACATATTCCCAAGTCTAAATCTATTTTCGTATCGATCTCTACCCATCTCTTTTATAATCTTTGTAGGATCTGCTTTAGACTTAGTTATGCCTTTAGCTTGTTCTCTGTACCATTCACGAGCTTCAGTAGTTCTAGCTGGCATTTGCCCAGAACGTACACCCTTTAAAAGAATATCATCAAATACTTTAGCTACCATTACTTCAAGCCCAATTCTGCTTCTGTGTAAATGTCAAACTGCCAATTTCTTTGAGCACAAAACGCTCTTGCAGCCTTCCATTTAGCTTCGTTAATTCCATACGTTTTTACCTCGTTGAGGTACCTTCTCGATAATCTGCCAGTAGCAGTGTTTTTCTTACTTCTATCAGGCGGTTTAGTTTGTGCCTTTGGTTTAATTTCAATCATCAATGTCTTTTGTTCACCATTCGCAAGTTTTCTATGTAAAACTACATCAGGAAAATACCTATGCTTTCTTCCATCTATTGGAGAAACATAAGGAACCACGTATTCTTCACTTGCCCACCATATAACGTCTGAATGTTCATCAACCCATCTAAAGAACTTAAATTCCCACATAGATCTATAAATTATCCGTGTGGGATCTCCCTTATACTTAGAAGGGTTCTTAGGTTTAAACCTACCACTATATGCCAAAACGTACTCCATAATTTAGTATAAATAGAATTATACACCTATTTATAAAGAAAGAGATGGATTACCATGGCAAGTAGTAGAGTAGAGCTTTACAGACGTAGAAAAGAATCTAAGTTTGCAAACTCTTATCAGTGTTTTCCTGAACAACCACACCCACATAGCTGTCTTTTAGTTTTTAAAGAATTCGATTATTCTCCCATCAAAGAAGGCTCTAGTCCAACTGGCCTACGCACTATATTTCAGAGCGCCTTTGGAGAAAGATCATCTGGTGTTGGTTTAAGATCAGCTCAAGCAATTGAATTACCGTTTCCTAAAGCTCTTGTTGATAATACAAACTTAAGAATTAACTCGTTTGAAAGAGATCCTTTTACTGAAAGTATTGCAGGAAAAGTTAAAGCGTTTATGGATGGAGAAAACGCAGGTGCTACTACAGCCGATTTACCAAAATTATTGCAAGGCATGGGTGCTTCTATGGGTGCAGCAATGGGCGGTGATAGTTTAGGTCAAAACATTAACGATCTTGCAAGTAAATTCTTAGGGTCGGATATAAAAGATGTTGCAACTGCGGCACAATACCTTTTAAGGAAAACCATTCCTGGTGATATTAGTAGATCTATTGATCTCGTGACAGGACAAACAATAAACCCTAGAGAAACTCTATCATTTGAAGGTGTTAATTTAAGAACACATCAGTTTAATTGGGATTTGTTTCCAAATTCAAAAGCAGACTCTCTTAGAATTAAAAACATTGTTGATATGATTAAAAGAAAGTCTTTGCCAGAAGTTACTGATATTGATGGCGTTCCAAAAGCATTCTTGCAGTATCCATCAGTTGTAGATATTTATTTAATAGGTGTCAATAGCGAACACTTTATTAAGTATAAAACATCAATGATAACAGAATTTTCTGTTGATTATGGTGCAGGAGGCGGAGTTGCTATTATGAAAGGTGGTAAACCTAACGGAGTAAACTTGGCGTTAAATCTAACAGAACTAGAAATTGAAACAGCGCATGATTACGGCGAAGCAGGTAATGAACCTTACGTTTCACAAGTTGACTTAGCAGACTTTGATCCTGTTGTAAGTAAAGGTGGAGGAGGTAAATAATGACAAAGTATTTTGAACAATTTCCTTTAATAAATTATGAAGGTAAATTAGTAAGAGACATTACAAGACGTACTAATTTTACTAAAGAAGTATCGAATAATCCTATGCTTTACATGCCTTATACAGTTAAAGAAGGTGAAAGACCAGAGGATATTGCAGAATTCTATTACGGTAGTACTGATTTTACTTGGGTGGTGTATTTTTCAAACCATATAATTGATCCATATCACGATTGGCCTAAATCAGAAGCCGATTTTAACAACTACTTAAAAGAAAAATACGGCGAGCAATCAGGACTTGTTGGTGACGATATCGTTGATTGGGCAAGAGATGATAACGATGAAAATATCCTGTACTATTATAAAGAGGTATAAGAATGGCAGTTGATATTGTTAAATTAGCACCAGAATCGTTTAGAACGATTTATCTTCGTAAAGAAGATCGTGTTATCTTGCGTACAGAGCAAGGCCGTAAAATTATTATTAAACGTATTATTCCTGATGAATGGAAACCTTGGAGAATTTACGATCAAGAACTCGTAGAGAATAATAATAAAAAAGAAATATTCCTTGTTGACCGCGCTTATTTACCGCAAGTAACAGAGTCTTTTAAGAAAAGTTCAAGAAGCAAATAAATGGCAGAGTTTAATCCAGGTTCGGCAGATATTAGTAAGGCACTTGTTACAAACGCAAGTGGCAAGTCTAAAGATATAGCTTCTATAATTGTTAGCTTTGAATTAGAACAATCGTTAGATCTTATGAGTTATTCTGGTAAATTAAAGATTTTAGACGGTATAGGTTTTATGGAAACATTTCCTTTGCGAGGTGAAGAGCAGATAGATTTAAAAATAAGTAGTATGGATCTTGGCACTGAAAAAAATCTAAAGGCTCAAGTATTTAGAATTGATAGCATTGTTCCTTCAGAATCTGGAGGTCAAGTATTGTATACAATGCATTTTATTTCAAAAATTAGTTATAACGCTTTTAAGAGAAAAATTACCAAATCTTATAGCAAAAAGAGTATGGATCAAATTGCTAAAATTATATTCGATACTTATTTCTCTAAACTTGGCGAAAAAGATTATTTAGATAAAAACGATAGAACTAAAACTTTGAGTTATGCAGCTTATAGAATGCCTATTATAGACGAACCTGACAGAAGCTTTTACATACAACCAACAGCTAATTTGACTGATATAATTATTCCTGACTATATGCCGACTGAAGCAATGCAGTTTATACAAAATCTTAGTTTTCAGCCTGAAACACCTTCTGCTTCTTTTAAATTTTTCGAAACCTTAGATAACTTTTATTATGTAACTGACGAATATCTAATCAAGTCTGCAAGAAGAAAAGATTTGGTAGATTTATTTTATAGTCCTGCATCTTCTATTGATCCGAGAAAACCTAACGATCAGGTTAATAGAATTGAAAAATTAGAAGTTGCTTCTAAAGGTTTAAATACCGCTTCTGATATTATTAGTGGTGGTTATACCAGCAAAGTAACTGAAATAGATTTGATAAGAAAAAAGATTGTGCCTAATAATTTTAATTATGATAAGAACGCAGGCTTTATAGATATGTCTGGTAATAGTGTAGATTTACAAGATGATCCTCATTCAGAAGTGTTTAGAAAAGAAACATTTACTGAAGAAAATGCAAGAAACTTTTTTGTGTTTAAAAATTATAATCAAAACGGTGATATTCCAGGTTCATTGCACGTTGATAGATTTATTCCAACTATTGTATCTAATAAGTTATCTTATCAGCACCATTTAAATCAAACAACTGTGGCTGCTTCGATGAAGGGTAGACTAGATATTGCTCCAGGAATGGTAGTTAATTTATCTATTAAAGGTTTAGATGGGTTGGATGCTCCTGAATCTAATAAAACATTATCTGGTAAATATTTAGTACATACGGTAAGGCATTCAAGAGATGACAGCGGTACTCTAGGTTGTGCTTTAAAACTAATTAAATACGGATGGAGTAAGGGTATAGCCAATGAGTAATTATGGTGCAGGAATTAGAGACCCGCTATTTTTTATGGGTATTATTGAGGATATAGTAGATCCTAGAGCCGAAGGTAGAGCGAGAGTTCGTGCGTTTGGTATACATGGAACAAATAAAGATATACCTACAGATGAATTGCCATGGGCGTTAATAGTAAAAGGTGACTATGATCCAAACGGTACGCCGGGTTTAGGTTTACCTGCAGTAAATTCGTGGGTATTTGGTGTGTTCTTAGACGGTAGAGGCGCACAACAACCAATGATTTTAGGTTTAATACCTACACAGCCTACACAAATTATAGATCCAGAAGCAGATGGATATGGCAAAATTCCTAGAAGAAACGGAGAATTACTTGCACGCGGAGCTGCGCCTGAAGACTTTGGTCAACCGCAAAATGATAGACTATCTCGT